CTAATCAGCAATCAGTAAATCCCGGCACCCACGGATGCCGGGTATAATTTCAGAGAAAGGAGGAACATAGCGTGTCAGTACCAGTTGGAGAAAGAAGAGAAAGCAGACTGGAAGTATTCGTGCAGGCGTTGGACTTAGTAACTTACACTCTCAGAATCACGAAGAACGAGAAAATTTTTCTTCCGGAATACCAAAGACAAGTTACCGACGACATTATCGAGACTGCAAAGAGTATCTACATCGATGCTTGGGATGCCAACAATGTTAGGGTAACGACGAAAGATGATTGGAGAGCCCGCAGGGAGCTTCAACTTCGTGCGGCCAGGGAATGCAATAGACTCCTAGCTCTGATCGGAATTGCGAAATCCTCGTTTCATCTCAAAAATAAGCGAGTCAAGTTTTGGACCGGTAAGGTTTTGAAGGTTCGAGGCATGATCCGCAGTTGGAATGAAAGTGATAGTAAACGCTACTCCCAAATTGCGGAGTAGTTTTTATTATACGGATGTAGGCTAAACGCAGAACGTCCGCTTGCGCTCGGCTAATCGTGGCAATTCGTACAATACGTGGTACGTGAACTCTAGCGGCAACGTCAACAACAACAACGCGAACTGGGCCAATCGCTGCGCCCCGGATTGTGTGGTATTAAGGACATAAAGGCTATTCCGTAAGAATGGCGCTCCAACCAATCAAACACAAGGAGCCTGCATCCGGCCGTAAGGCGAACAACACTGTAGCGATGCGGTCAGCCGGAGAACGACTGTTACCCGCTGTCAACGCTATGGACCTATCTATAAGTTTTATGGATATGGAAGAAGTAATCGGCTTTGAAGCCTTATATGATTCGATGCACAAGTGCAAGAAAGGAGTTATTTGGAAAGAGTCCGTTGCACATTATGTATTGAACAGCTTGGAGGAAACATACAAGCTCAATGAGCAGTTGGAAAATGGAACCTACAAGGCAAGGCAGATAGCAAAATTCACGATAACCAGGCCGAAGAAAAGAGAAATCATCAGTGTATGTTTCAGAGACCGCGTTTATCAGAGAAGTTTGAATGACAACGCACTGTACCCAATAATGACAAATTCGTTCATTCGTGATAATTGGGCCTGCCAGCGTGGCAAGGGTACCGATGATGCGAGAGACAGGATGAAACTATTTCTGCAGAGGATGTACCGGAAGTACGGTACAGAATTTTACGGTCTGCAGATAGATGTGCATGGGTATTATCCGAATATGCGGCACGACTTAACCAACGCAATGTTGGAAAGAAAGTTGGAACCGGAAATAGCAAAACGAGCCATTGATGTACTCGACGGACAGTACGCCGGAGATGTTGGGTATAACCCAGGAAGTCAGATGGTTCAGATTGTTGGCATATCGGCATTGGACGATCACGACCACAAAATCAAGGAAGAATTGGATGTGGACGAGTTCGGAAGATATATGGACGATTCGCTTGCGTTCCACCCTTCCAGGGAATACCTGGAATACTGCAGAAAGGTGATCGGCGAGATATTGGCTGAGAAAGGGTTAGAGTTCAACCCGAAGAAAACGAAGGTATTTTGCATTACAGACGGTTTCACATTTTTAGGATTCAAGTACCGGCTAACAGATACCGGGAAGGTTATTATGATAATCGATCCGAAGAACGTCAAAGAAAGACGTCGGATATTACGAAGGCTGGTGAGAAAAGCCAAAAGAGGCGAACTCACGAAGGCTAAGGTAGACGAGTGTTATTACGCTTGGAGAAACCATGCCAGCAAGGGCAATAGTTTTAAGCTCCTGCAGCGCATGGATAAATATTATAAATCATTATGGAGGTAGCCAAATGGAAGTAAAGAAGAACGGCGGCGATGTCGCCAAAATGAGAGCTGACGAGAACATGAAGGCTGAGCTGGCCGATCAGAATGCCAAGATTGATTACCTGGCAATGATGGCAGACATTGAGTTCCCGGAAGCAGGAGACTCAGCAACCAGCACCGAAGAAAGTGAGGAAGAGTAATATGGCAAAGGCTAAAGAAGTAACAGAAGCAGTAGACACATCTGCAGAGGAGACGATCCAGGAAGAAGTGCAGCACAGCGACTGGTTCTACAAAGTCAAGGACTATTACGACACAAAGAGATGGAACCTGGTTATGGTAAAGAACGCTGTCAAGAAGGACAAGATTACCGAGGAAGAATACGAGGAAATCACAGGTCGTAAGTATAAGGCATGATACCCTACGCAGAATTTTACAACTATGACCGCCTGGAAAGCGCGGCCGTAGAGTTAGGCTTGCTCAATACCGAGGCAGACGAAGAGAATCTGCTGAACCTGCATAATCAGTTGGTGTGGCATCTGTACCGGTTCGATAAGGACCCACGTGCGGATGCCATTCTTTATGCAGTAATAGAGGCCATTTTGGGCGAAAAGGCGGCAGATATTACGGATGTGCCGTGGGAATTACGGTGCGTTTGGGAAGGAGGTGATAAAGGTGGACGTGACGGCAATCATTGTGGCAGCGAGCATACCGTCGGCACTGACTGGCTTCTTTTTTTGGCTCATAGAGCAGAGCATACAGAAGCGTGCAGACAAAGAAAAAGCAGAGCGTGAAGAGCGACAAAAGGAAGTGGATGCTAGAGAGAGAGTCCGAGAGAAGAATGAACTCTGCATCATAAACTGCGTCAATGCTTCCCTGGCGCTTGGAGAAGCGACAGCTAGAGCGGTGCAGAGGATTCCGGACGCACATTGCAATGGAGATATGCACGCAGCACTCGACTACGTTCAGAAGGTTAAGCACGAGCAGAAGGACTTTCTGAACGCACAGGCACTCAAACAAATTGTATAACAGGAGGTAAAGGAACATGAAGAAAATTGATTGGGTTAGAAAACTCACAAGCAGAAAGTTGTGGACTGCGGTAGCGTCATTCGTATCTATGATGATCCTGGCTACTGGCGGTACGGACAACACAGCAACACAGGTTACAGCGCTCATTATGGCAGGAGCGTCCGTGGTGGCATACATCATCGGCGAAGGTTTGACTGATTCAGCCAACATCGGCTCAAACAGCGAGGACGAGGAGTAATCTGAGAACATATTGTAAGCACAGGGCGGTCGAAAGACTGCCCTATTTTGTTAGGAGGAAGAACCATGAGTTTAGTAGTTGGAAGCGCAAGAATTGACGAGAACGGTCACATTTCCGGAGGAAAGCCGGGAGATCAGACTGGAAACGAGGTATCAACCCAGGCGTATTACGTCCATTCAAAAGGCTGGTACTGTCTGAGACCGAAGAGCGTCACGGTAGCAAATGCCATTGCGGAAGCTATGCTGCAGGGATGCAGAAACAACAATATCGGATATTGCCAGGGACACAGAAGCAATGTAATCGAACAGCTGAGAAAAGCCGGAAAGCTCGCGAAGATTTCTGCAAAAACAGAGGCAGACTGCAGTTCACTCGTGAGAGCGTGCTGCATCCAGGCTGGCTTTGATCCGGGAAATTTCAACACAGCGTCCGAGGTTTCGGCATTGAAAGCAACAGGACAGTTTATGGAACCGATTGCGGTAACTTCCAAAACTGAACTGTTCAACGGCGATGTGCTTGTCACAAAGACCAAAGGACACACGGTGGTTGTTGTTTCCGGAAATCCGAGACGTGGAAACGCCTATTACCCTAAGTATGAAGGGGCATCGGGTTCTATCATTACGGCACTTGCTGCAGTGGGCGAGAAAGATACATCGAAGGCGCACCGGGCCAAGATTGCAGCCGCAAATGGAATTACAAATTACGCATATACCGCAGCACAGAACACCAAGATGGTTAATCTTCTCAAAAAAGGAAGGTTAATCAAAGCGTAAGTTCTGAAAAGGTATCGCATCGGGGTGGCTGAAAAGCTGCCCCTTATTTTGATTTAAGGAGGAGTTTTCTATGGAAAAACTATTTGGTATTGATGTTTCACACTGGCAGGGAGATATGAGCATCGAGCAGGCCAGGAACGAAAGAGACGTGAAATTTGCTATTATCAAGGCTGCAGGCGCAGATGATGGCAAGTATAAGGATAGCAAGTTTGAAAATTACTATGCACAGTGTAAGGCTATCGGACTTCCGGTAGGTGCATACTATTACGGTAATGCAAAGTCTGTTACGGAGGCAGAACAGGAGGCAGACCATTTCCTGTCAGTTATTGCAGGGAAGCAGTTTGAATATCCTATCTACTACGACGTAGAAGGTAAGATGCTTAACAATAGCAGAGGTGTCCTTACGGATATTGTAATTGCGTTCTGTGACAGGTGCGAAAAAGCCGGATATTTTGTCGGAGTATATACATCTGATTCGCATTTCCAGGCACACGTAGACGATGATCGCCTGCAGAGATTCACTCATTGGGTAGCGAGATATTCTTCAAATGAGCCGGTAACAGTTCACGATATTTGGCAGTACGGAGGAGAGCATAACTACATTGCTGACAAGACAATCTGCGGAAGAACTGTGGACCAGGATTTTTGCTATCGTGATTTTGAAACAGAAATCAAGAAGGCAGGACTCAACGGATTTTCTGCCAGCGCAGGAGATGAAACGAAGGAGCCGGAGGTTTCAGAACCGGAAGGCAGTACCCTCGATCTGCTCTACAGAACGATGAAAGACGAGTTCGGCGGTGGTGACGCAAGAAAGGCGGCTCTCGGTAGCAGATACAATGAAGTGCAGGATGTGATCAATCACATCGACAAAGCATCCGCGCAGGAGCTTGTAGACGAAGTGTGGGCCGGTAAGTACGGTGACGATGAAGTGAGAAGGACCATTCTTGGCAGTAGATGGCAGGAGGTCCAGGACGCAATCAACGCCGGAAATAAGAAGTATTACACCATTAAGAGCGGAGATACGCTTTCCGGCATTGCAGCGAAGTATGGAACTACAGTCAATGCGATTGCTCAGCTCAACGGCATTGAGAATCCGAACCTTATTATCGCAGGAGACACCATCAGAGTAAAATAACAGGAGGAAACGGTGGCATTATGAAAAACTACATCGGCGTGAAAATTGTAAAAGCTGAGCCGAAGGAGAAGAACGGAGTACCTGGGTACGCCGTGAAATATCCGGATGGTTATGTATCATGGAGTCCGAAGGAAACCTTTGAAAAGGCGTACCGTGAATTGGACTGCCAGGATTTCATCAATTCAGCAGAGTAAGCAAGGGAGCCTATGATCCGCAGGGGTTGTAGGCTCTTTTTTTATTGCAGAAAAGCGGAACAAGACCGCAGGTAAAATCAATATACAAAATAACCAAAATCAGACCGGGTATTTTGACGAAAAGTTCCCGAGACACGATAGGCGATTTTAGTACCTATCCTATGTCTAAAGACTAAAAGCCGGTATCGAACCGTGTACGAAGTCATAGAGCTATATGTTTTCAGAGGTGTAATTATCCACATTATCCACACGCATTTGTGGATAAAATACGCTTTTGAGAGTACGCAAATGAGCATATATTATTCTATCTCTAATATCTATTATCTAATCTCTAATATCTAGTAAAGAATCCTTGTAGAAACCTTAGAAGAAATCATGTAAGAAATCTTACAATGCACCAAGCAACCATGCGGGTTTACGGTCCTCGCAAATGAAAATAGGGAGTAATGCACCAGGTAGCGCAGATGATCCGGAAATTGCAGAAGTTCTCGTGAGTGCGAAAACATTTTAGCAAAAACTCGTAAAATAGAAGTATATCTATTGACAAATACGCAAGTGCGAGTTATAATATAACCATAATCAAACAAAACAATTTGATTAAATCCGAAGGAAGGAGGAATTACCAGTTGGGTAAGAAAGGTAAGAAGAAAGACTTTTCCACAAAGGAAAAGGAACTACTTGAAATCGAAAACCTTAAATTACAGAAGAGAGAAAAGCAGGCCAGCATAATCTCCACCATAGTAATCATGATTGTGTCAGTGATTACGGCAATTCTGAAATGGTTAGGTTTGATTGATTAAGTAGTTCCCTTAACGGTCGGGAGGCAGCAACACCGCCTCTCAACTGTTAAGTCTATCATAAAGGAGGCTGATTTGGCAATGAAGAAATTGAGACAGTTCCTACAGTCGGTGTTGTTCATCAACTTTATGGTCGGCATATACGACGGTATGAGAGCGAAGAATTTGGTGGCAATTTTGATAAACGGAGTAGTGGTACTGGCACTGATCGCCGGAGAAAAGGAAGAGAGGTAAACGATATGAAGTGGGATGTAAAACACGATAGAGCAAAGAAGGTATTAAATCATTTCCTGGATAATGCAGGATATTGGACCGAGACAGAGAGCTTGACAGAAGGACTTACTGAGGACGAAATCCAGGAAGTAAGCGCAGAGGTAGCGACGATGATTCAGAGCATCACAAAGAGATACAAGCTGGATGTTATGCTTCCTGCAGAGCCGGTAGTCAAGGAAGAACCGGTGGTCGAAGAGAAAGTCGAGGAACCGGTAGTCGAGGAACCTGCAGAAGAGGTCAAGGAAGAAAAGCCGGCCGAAAAGCCGAAGAGACGTGGTAGAAAGCCGAAGAAAGAGGAGGTTGCGTAGGATGGCATACGAGAGAAAGACAATCGACACTTGGGAGTTGCAGTTAAATTATGGGTACGGCTGGGAGTACACCTTGACCGAATACACAAGGAAAGAGGCAAGAGAGAGACTGAAAGAATACAGAGAGAACCAGCCGCAGTACCCGGCACGACTGGTTAAGAAGAGAGTTAGAAAGGAGGCGATTGCGTGAGCACAGCGACAAAGCTGACAGCAGAGCAGATTGAGAACCTGGCAAAGGAGATTCGAGAGTTTCTGCTGGATCATGGGTTATGGCAGGACGTTGATATTTACTTCAACGGAAAGAAGTACACGAGTTACGATCCGGAGAACGGAGAATATTATTACAACGACAGGGAGCATCTGATCGAAGTGGCAGACCAGCCGGAGAAACATTTTGAATATGTTAATCCGGAACACATTCTCAGCATGAGTTTTGAAGGGCCGGTATGTGAGATGCTGTACTACGGCATCCTTCCTTCGGTCAGAAAAGAATTTGACAAGATATTCGAGAGATACGGTCTGTATTATGAGTTCGGGCATCACTGGAATTTCAGTTGCTATTATATCTGAGAAAGGAGCAGGCACAATGAATATTGGCGTGGAAGTATTAAAGGAAAGCGTAATCAGAGTGCAGTCACAGTTAAACGACTGGATGGATTGCGTGTTTGTTGTAAGCAAAGATGATGAAGAGAAGGCAAAAGAGGTATTAGAGAAAGCCTGGGACAGTTTTTGGGAGGATGGAGACGGCTGGTGCTACGGTAATTACCTGGAAGATAAACTGGTAAATGCCGGTATTGCATTTGATGCGTACTACGCAGATGCGGAGGAATAAGGATATGGAAGAATACAAGGACATATCGAGAGGCTTAAAAATGCTTCTCGACAAGGCAGAAGAAATGGGGTGGAACTGGGAAGCATACATTGAGCCGGACAACAGAAGAACCTATGTTGAAATCGGGCAGTCGTCACCTGCAGGCGAAGATTTCTCAATGACGATTGATTTTGATGAAGAGAACCAGGCAGACAGTTTCAAGGACAGCCTGGAATCCTACTACGAAGATTTCGACATCGACGAGCATATTGAAATGTGGATAGAAGCCAAGCGAAGCGGAACGAGCGGAGTTCCTTCCACAAGGGAGCTTGTAAAGGACGCAGAAGCCATTGACGGCATGATATTGGAACTGTCGCAGGCCTTGCAGAAAGTAAACATCCCGGTACTGGTTGGCAGTTACACGCCGCCGGATGAAAACGGAGAAGGCGAGAAGATCGTCCGTGAGTTCTACGGACAGGGACATATCTTCAAAGACGAAGATGCGTTTTACCACAGACCGGATGATCCGTGTTACATCCCGGAATTATCCGATACGGTGTACACGAGAAACAGCATCCTGCAGGAGTGCAACCAGCAGGACGATTTGGCAGAGGAAGTTTTCGAGGCACTGGACTGGCAGCACGTAAGTAGCTTGCTGGAAGATTGGCAGAGAAATGGAGAGTTAGATACCTGCAAAGAATGCGGAAAGATGTTTAACTGCTACGGAGTAACGAAGTGTCCGTATTGCGGGGCAGATTATGAAGGAGGCGATGAATAATGGGTTACACCTGGTTGGGAATGCGAAAGCTGACCTGGGAAGAAGTTCTGCAGAGACACGAGAAGGGCGAACTGGCCGGATGTTTCAGACTGTACGACGACAACAGCGAGGCTATGATCGACAGAGGCTATGACTTTGCAGGCGACATCCTGGCACACCACAAGAAAGGCGGTGAGTTCGGAGAAGAGATTGACACAGTAGACCTGGAACTGGCAGACGGAAAGAAAATAACAGCACCGGCGGTCGTGGACGTATCGGCACTCGGATGTGTGGACGAGCTGGAATATGAGTTGTGGCACGTGATCGAGGACTACATGGTTCAGTTCGGTATCAGAACGCAGGACGATGAACCGGACTGGGCGACAGTCAAGGCGGTGCAGGATAGCATTTTTACAGCGTTTACAGACGCAGGCGTGAATTTTAAGTTTCTCAGTGATGAAAAACTCGGAGAGATAGAAAAAGCGATAAAAAAGAAGGAGAGCGAGTCATGGGCAGCAAAGAGAAAGAAAAACAGGTAACGGTAAGTGTAACATTGGAAATCGTACTTACCCAGGAAGATATTGACGACATTATGTGCGGAGCGTTGGAGGGTGGCATCACTTACTGGTGTGATGAGGCAAAGGTTGTAGGCGATTATCTCGGAGAATATGGAAGCGAGCAGATCGCAAGAGGCGGAAAACTGAGATTACACCTGCCGGAACCGTTCGACAAGGACGAGACAGAGTATTACGAGCTGGACTTGGAGAAATTCAAGAAAGGAGTAGAGCTGTGGGCGATTACACCGGTTGGCTGCAACTGCTTAGAACAGATGGATGGCAAGATCAGATTCGACACCTGCAATGCAGACGCAATCGTGTGTGATGCGATCATCCAGTACGCACTATTCGGAACAGTGGTTTTTGGTTAAGGAGGCGAGACTATGGCAGCATTAGTGGTATTTGCGTTCTTGGTAATCATTGGAGTTGGAAACAGAAAGTAGGTGCAAGCGGTGAGTAAAGGAATAGTGACAGACTATCCGGAAATCTGTTTCATCTGCGGCAGACCGTCGGAAGCTGAGCATCATTTGGTGTTCGGTACCGCCGGTAGAGAACTGAGCGAGAAGGATGGATTGAAAGTGCCGGTATGCAACAACTGTCACAATATGGGAGAAATCCTAATGAGAATACACGGAAACCCAATGGCAGAGAGAATGTCAAAGATAATCGGACAGCTGGCCTGGGAAAAAGAATACGCCTTGCAGAAGGCAGATGAATTTGCAAGGATTATCGATGAAGGCAGGGAGGAAGGCGAAGCAAAACAGATTATCCATAAGGGAGGTAGAGAAACCTTCCGGAAGAGATATGGATGTTCGTATCTGTAGGAAGGAGGAACCAATGGAGTACATGAGAACGCAGGCAAGCATAGAGAAGTTTGTCATTATCACAATGAGAGATGGGAGAAAGAAATATGTTGGCCGGAGGTACAGTTTCAAGATGGGCTGCGGATACACAGTAAAGATAAACGAGGCAATGATGTTTGACACGGAGAAACTTGCTGAAAGAAAGATGGAGGAACTGAGAATCAAAGGACAGATAGGGAAAGTAGTTAAGAGCTATGAATTGAAAGAAATTTTTTGATAGGAGGCGACGGATGATATACACAGTATTTCCAAAGCAAGAAGGAGAAATGCCACAGGATTTTCCGACATACTCGGATGCACAAGAGTATGGAGATGAAGAATTTGGCAGAGGCAACTATACGATTGAATCAACCACAGGAGAGTGCGTATAGGAGAAAGGAGTAATTATGACATTCAGAGAAAATGCGGCGGTATTGGAAACATACCTGCATAATATCCGGAACATCGAAGAGGTGCCACCTGATCCTATGGAACTGGAAGCACTGGATGCGGCAATAGAGGTTATGAAAGCTGCAGTCGAGAATGTAGAGTACGGAGCATTTGCCTGGGACAAGCAGAGAGGTATGTTTGTTCAGATAGGCAGACCAGTACCAGTAAAGCAGTTGTGTTTGAACCGGTACCAGGAAAGAGTAAGAAACGGAGAGATACCGAGCTGGATTGATCCGGAGAAGTTCAAGATTTTGGAGAGAACGGTCGCAGAGATTGCAGGCGACTGGAGGGAGGCAGAGGATGAATAAAACAGTAAATTTATTTGTGTTAGCTGGATGCTGGGAATGTCCGGACGACATTGGAGTAACTGTGGTTGCGATTTCCAGTGACGAGAAACAGCTGATTGATAGACTAGATCAGATAGCAGACACCCAGGCAAAGGAGTATGTGAGCATTGAAGGTAGCATTCTGATGGAAGAGCATACAGACACTAGGTACGAAATCAGCGGAGGTATCAGCGGCAACGCAAGGTTCTACATCACGGAAGAGCCTGCAGTAATCAACGAGGCACTTATGGGCGAGATCAGCAGAGCAATGAGTAAGAACGACAGAACAGAGGATGTAAAGAATTATCTGCAGGGGTTGTTTGAAAACGGAAACCTGGATGAAGAAAAATACGAGGAACTGGTAGACAGCGAAGAGTTCCTGCAGAAGGCAGTCGAATTATTCGATAAGATGGAGGACTGCAACACGCCGTTCAATACAACGATGGAGTTGGCGGTAGACGAAGCAAGGAAGGAGATGGCAATATGAAGAATACATTAGGAGACTTGAATAACCACCTGTTCGCTCAGCTGGAAAAGCTGGGAGACGATGATCTGACAGGAGAAGAACTGGAAAGCGAGTTAAAGAGAACCGACGCTATATGTGACATTAGCGAGCAGATTATCAAAAACGGAGAGCTGCAGTACAAAGCGATGAAGCACATGGACGAGTATGGGTACGAAAGACAGAAGGCGGTTCCGGAAATGCTCGAAGTTCATGCGGGGGGGGCGAACCATAAATGAGAGGCTGGCCCGAAGAAGTGATCGCCTGGCTGCGTGATAATGTTCCAGGCAGAACCACAAAACAGGTTACAGAGCTGATAAATCAACAGAGGTTCGACAAGAAGTACGGAATGGTATTTTCCGATGCGGCGATAAAGGGTGCAAAGAACCGGTATGGCATAAAGAGCGGCACTACCGGCGGGGTTCCAAAAGGGTACTCACTAAAATATCCGAAGGGAATGGAAAGTTACATTCGGAGCATTGCGGTAGGGAGAAAGACAAAAGAAATTGCAGAACTGGTGTCAGCGCATTTCGGAATAGAGTTCAGTGAGAAACAGTGCAGGGCATACAAGAAGAACCACGACATTATCAGCGGTGTTGACTGCCGGTTTGAAAAAGGACACGTTCCGGCAAATAAAGGAAAGCCAATGAGCCAGGAACAATATGAGAAGTGCAGGGCAACGATGTTTAAGAAAGGTCATGTCCCGGCAAACCACATGGAAGTAGGAGAGTACACACATACGACAGACGGCTATCTTATCCGAAAGGTTAAAGAAATCGGTCAACAATGGGAGCGGTTCGAGTTTGTCCACAGGGTAGTATGGGAAGAACACAACGGACCGGTTCCCGAAGGTAAGATGGTATCATTCCTGGACGGAAATAAGGACAACTGCAACATAGAGAACCTGGTGCTGATAGACAATGAAGAAAACCTGGAAATGAACAGAAGTCAGTTAAGGTTTACTGATCCGGAAAGAACAAAGACCGGTACGTTGGTAGCGAAGGCAAGAGTAACAGTCAGACAGAAGAAAAGGAGAAAATAGATGGAGATTAAAGCGGCGAATGCAGAGGAGACGATCCGCTGCATCCTGGACGAAGAGAAAATGACCCAGCAGGATTTAGCAGACAGAATGGGGATTACGAGACAGAACATCAGCCAGTCTCTCAACCGAAACGCTAAGAGTATGAGATACGATAGTTTCTCAAAGATGGTAGCAGCTCTCGGTTACGAGATTGTTGTAAAAAAACTTTGACAAAATACGCAAATTAGAAGTAAACCTATTGACAAATACGCAGTTGCGAAGTATAATATATACATAATCAAAAAATACTTAAAGCGATGGAGGTAGTAGGTATGAAGGTTTTTAGAATGGTAGATGTTGAGAAGATAGAAAAGATGCTTGCGGATGGAAAGACAGTGGTTGTAGAGTGGCACACGCCTTACGAAGCAGGCAACAAGGTAGAGACAGTTAAGTATGTAAGATGGGATGGCTTGGTATTTACAACTGGTGACTGCGTTTACACAGGGATAGACAAACTGATCGACATTAGAGAGGCGGCATAGAAATTTTTTTACCTAAAGAACTCGCAAATGAGTGTTTCACGTGAAACACAGTTCGCAAATTTGAAAGGAGCGTATTTGTATGAAGGAAGTATTGAAGAAGTTAAGAACTTTAGAGGCTGAAATGGAAGAAGCCGAGAACCAGTCAGAGTATTGGATGGAAGAAGAACACTTGGATATGGAAAAGTCAGACAACTACGAGGCTGAGGCAGACAGATTGTACCAGGAAGTGTATAAGATGCACAACCAGGTGGCAGATTTCATCGTAAACCTCACTTCCGGTCAGATTGACAAAGTGACGGCAATGTTGATGATGCGTCAGAGAAGATCAGACGTAGAGAGAATTTTAGGAGCAGCATAGGAGGTGAGCAGGTGTACGACTACGACGGCAATATGGGTTATTTTCAGAGACAGCTGGAAAAAGCCGGGATCAGCCAGGAAGATGTTGATATGAATAACTACGCAGGGCTGACAGCAAGAGAGCTGCAGAGCATTGTTGACGGTGCGATTAAGACAAAGCAGATTAGAGAATCAAAGAAGGAGGCGTAAGGCTATGGCATTATTAGAGGTTAAGACAGAATGGGCAGTGTATAAGGATTGCTTCCTGCAGGTAGCAAGATACCAGGCAGATAACAGCAGGGCAATCGAGATTTGGAACAACGAGGACGGACCTATTGCAAGAATCACGGTATGCATCGCAGGAAGCGGACTTGCAGAGGACGAGACAGTGATCGACACGAATAATTGCCCTTGGGCGATGGAGTTTATCAAGCAACACGGTTTCGGGCAGGCTACCGGCAGAATGGTAAGAAGCGGTTACTGCACATATCCGGTAGTAAAGCTGGACATTGAGAAAATCGGTGAGTATTTGGAGGTGGCGTAATGGAAAGAGTGTATTTCAGCATCAATGAGGCCGGAGCAAAGACGGCAAACGATATGATGTCATTCAGCGAGTATAAGACCGGGAGCAAGACTGCTGGTTACAAGGCACAGGTCGATAAGGCATACGAGCTGGCAGAGAAGGTAATCGAGGCAAGACCGACCGAAGAGGAAAGAGTGTTGAAACTCTGCGAGAGATATTCGAGACGATTAGCTCAGAACATCAACAAGGATATTCAGATCGGCATGATGTGTCCGTCGGTAATGATTTCCGGAGCAGGAAACTTCCCGGTCAAAAAGAAGGAAAAGCAGGTAGCAGCGTGGGACAGAAACCATGAGGACTACAAAGAGGTTGAGGCAATCCTTGGAAAGATTGAGGCAATTTTTTATGGCAAGGACGTTATCAAGTCTGACGACGAGAATGCAATCGAGAAGCTGCAGGATAAGGTTGACGGATTGAGAGAGGACCAGGAGAGAATGAAGCAGGCCAACAAAGCAATCCGCATGAAGGACAAAGAAAAGGGCGATGCAATGCTGCACGACATGGGATATACGGACGAGCAGATCGCCCAGCTGAGAGAACCGGACTTCTGCGGAAGAATCGGTTTTTCGGACTATATACTGACGAACAACAACGCCAACATCAGAAGATTGGAAGGAAGAATTAAGAGCCTGCAGAAAACAAAGTCCCAGGGAACACAGGAGAGCGAGAATAAGTTTTTTAAGGTCAAGGAGAACGTGGAGGCTATGAGAATCCAGCTGTTCTTTGAAGGAAAGCCGGAACCGGAGGTAAGAGATATTTTAAAAAGCAATGGGTTCAGATGGGCGCCGTCGGTAGGTGCATGGCAGAGACAGCTCAACAATAATGGAAAATATGCAGTAGAGAGAGTTGTCAGAGAGTTGGAAGAAATGGAGGCGGTAGAGTGAACATGAAGTTAGAACCAAGAAAGGCTGCAGATCGCGGCGGCTGGTTGTGTATGCCACTGGTGATGAACAGACAGGAAGGAAAGCCTGGCTGGAAAAAGGTGCATTGTCCGGAATGTGGAACGCTCTGCTGGCAGAGACCGGAGGATGCAGGAGTTGTTAAGGCATCACACCTTGACGGTGCGGTATGTACTAAGTGCGCATTAAGAAAGGCGGGTGATGTAGTGTGACATTACGAGAGGCAAGCAAAGGAGTAGTTAAATCCGGAGAAGGAACCTATAACATTGGCTTCAACGGTGGAGACGAGACGCAGTTTGACGCTCAGAACCTCAAAGAATTGCAGGAGTGCTGGTCGGAGTTCTGTAAGGATGAAAAAATCAGTCCTGGATGCGTTGATTACGTGGAAAGGGTGAGTTAGTGGAAATTCTGACAAGAGCCATAGCAAATGAATACAGAGACAGAGCGTTGCTCCTGCCGTCTAACGGACTGCAGGACATTGGAGAAAGAAGAAAGTTGCGGGAAGAACTGCAGGCCAGGTGCAATCTGACAGAGCTGCAGGCGGTGAATATCATAAATGGCTTTCATATCCCGGACTATGTGAGAATCGCAGAAGTGAGAGCAGCAAAGGAGGCAGAAGAACATGAGAATTGAGAAAGAAGGATTTGTGTTACACCTGGAAGGAACATGGTGCGAAATCTCAAATAAGTACGCTGTTTTGGAAAGTGGAGATGTAGCAGTAAATGAAGAGGACATTCCTGCAGGGTTTGCAGAAAAGAAACTGGATCGCTATATCGAAACGCACAAGATCAGAGGATATGGAAAGGTTGACGGATGCGTAAAGAGAGTTGCGTGCGACGAAAGAACGAAGGAGTACATTCAGTTGCAGGCAGTAAAGCTGGACGATGATACATACATGGTGCAGGAGTTTGATAATGAGCTGGTATTTATGGGCGAGTTATGGAGCGGATGCAAATATCCGGATGAAGTGCTTGACTGGATGAAGAGCAACTATGAGATTGAGAGCTGTCTGACCGCAGAGGTGTATCGTAGCAGTTTAGGAGATTGCACGAATAACGGCGTATCTTCTTACGCAAGAGAATTGTATATCCTGGACGCACAGAAAGGCCCTTTTGAGCCGGACGACATCAGACAGTGCGTGTATATCGAAAAGCGCGAGATTATGGGACAGGAGTATGTTGACTGCAAGCCTGCATACTGCAGGAAGCGCTGGTATGTGGCGGGCGGCAATATTCTTTACACATCGGACAGCAGATTCAAACAGATTACCGGGATCAGCTACCCGATAGCGATTCACGACAGATACGAAGGGAGGTAGGAGATATGGTAATTGTCGGGTATTATGCACATGGCAATAAGCATTATGTGGCTTTCAAGGATGAAGCAGATACGAAGGGCAGATTTATGATTACAGACGGATTCCACGACAGACCGGTTACGGAAAGAAACCAGGGAAAGTATGAAGGGTACGTGAAAATCGACAAAGCAGAGTGCAATATCAAGAAGATTATCGGCCGCATTCGCGGTACAAGACCGTGGCATCCGCTTCTGAGATTACTGCAGAAGGAAGCGGGGTAATTTTTTTACACTGGAAACTCGCAAATGTGAGCGTTAGGAAAAAGAAATTCGCAATAGTAGAACGCATGAGAATTAAATGGAGGTAGAGAAGATGAATGAAATCAGATTAAAGGCTTACGGATTTAGCATGGAGGCAGTAGGCAGTAAAAAGTTTATCGCACAGGAACGAGAGGCATTCTTGGATTTTACAGAAGAAAAGGTATCAAAAGCAGCAATAAAGTTATCCGGGAATGACGCTCGGGCAGAGGTTCATTCACAGGAAGTAAGAAACAGGGAAAACGCCGAACATGGCGAAGATTTAGTAACAATAACACATAAGACAACGCAGCCTATTTCGTTAGAATGGATACAGGAGGTTGTAAGACTTGGGCGTGCCAGGGATTATTTTTCAGAGGGTGACACGATCGATATTGAATTTGACGGAGAAGTTATCCAGCATGACATCATCGGAATTGACGCAGAGAAACTTGTAGACAAGAGCCTTGAACACAGTATCACAATTCAGATGCACGACCTTGTGATGGAGGAAAGACCGTTTGATACAACAGGCGATTATGGCAGTAATGTGTGGGGGACATCAGAATTGAGAAAATACCTGCAGAGTGAAGAATTTCGTGAGAGATACAAAAAGCTCATTCCTTACCTCACAAAGGTGGTGAAAGAGAATAACAGCGGAGATGATACAGAAGATCTGTTTTTCTTACTGTCGGCGGACGAAGTAGACCCAAAGAAAACGCCGTATAAGTATTACGAAGATGTTACTAACCGGCAGAAGAAAAATGCAGACGGAGAAACAGATTATCACCGCTTGCGCTCGGCTTATCGTGGCAATTCGTACTCTACGTGGTG